CGCCAGGCGCTACGCGATCTCCCCGAGCAGCCCGGCTTCCCGCACGCGGTCGAGTGGCCCGCGCAGCCGACCGGTGACTCCGAGGCGTAGGGAAATTCCGACAGCGCCGGCGGCGCGCTGCCGGCGCCTGCCGTCATCGGCGCCATCAAGGCCGCCTACGTCAGGCACGCTCGGGAGCACCTCGGGCTCGGCGAGGAGCCGTCGGAGAATCCCGACCCCGAGTAGCGCCGTAGCCCGACTGCGCCAGCCGACGCGCCGCGGCATCCTACGCCCGCCAGCAACGCCCCACCGCGCTGTGACGCCTGACTCCTGACGGGCAATGCGCGAGGGGCGGGCCGCTCCCGGGGCGGCCGCTGGCGTCACCCCGGCCGGCGGGCCATGTCGGCGGTCACGTAGTCGGCCCATTCGTCCATGAGCCGCCGCCGCTTGGCCAGCAGGTTCCCGCGCCGGTAGGCCGCTTCGACCTTGTTGGGGATCGCGTGCGCGAGCGCCATCTCCACGACCTCGGCCGGGTGGGCGGTCGTCTCGGCAGCCCAATCGCGGAATGACGACCGGAACCCGTGGACGGTGTAGGGCAGCCCGAACCCCTTGGGCGGGGGCTTCTGCACCAGGTACAGCATGGCGTTCTCGGACAGCCGGAACGGCGGGCGGTCTCGTGGGAGATCGCGCAGGATCTCGAGCGCGGCCGGCGCCAGCGGGACGACGTGCTCGCGCCCGGCCTTCATCCGCTCCGCCGGGATCACCCACAGCCCGGCCTCGAGATCGAACTCATCCCATTCCGCGCCCGTGACCTCGCCGGTGCGTGCCGCCGTGAGAATGGTGAACCGCAGCGCCCGCCGTGAGGCGGCATCCCGCTCGGCCAGCCGCGCCATGAACGCTGGCACGTCGGCGTAGGGCATCGCCCGGTGGTGGGCCACACGGGCCACCTTGGATGGCCGTGGCAGGAGCTTGTCCAGATGGCCCCGCCAGCGCGCCGGGTTCTCCCCGGACACCGTGCCTGCCACGCGCTCGGCGTCCCATATCCGCTCGATCCGGCCGCGCAGCCGGGTGGCCGTCTCCGTGCGTGTGGTCCACAGCTTGCGCAGCAGGCCGACGACCAGTGCGGTATCAATCGCCGTCACCGGCAGGTCCCGGTCTGGCCCGTAGTCGGCCAGCGATTGCCGCCACTGCGCGGCCTGCGCCGGCCCCTTCCAGCCCGGCTCGTGAGCGGCGATGAAGTCGTCTACGGCCTCCCCCCACGTCCGCGCTGTAGACGCCCTGGCGGCCCGTCTGGCCTCGATCGGGTCGATCCCATCGGCCAGCAACCGGCGCTGCTGTGCGGCCCTCTGGCGGGCTTCCGCGAGGCCGAACAGGGACACCGGCCCCAGGCCCATCTCGCGCCGCCTGCCGGCTATCTGGTAGCGCAGGATCCACGATCGGGCACCGGATGGCGTAACCTGCAGGTACAGGCCATCTCCGTCTGCGTGATAGCCGGGCCCGAGCGTCTGCACCTGCCGCGCCGTGAGCTTCCCCATACCCACCACCGTACCCACCACCGTGGCGGTGGATCATAGCGGAACGGTTCGGTAGAGTTCGATTCCCGGTTGCCGTCGCGGCGAGCGTTCGGGCGCAATTCACGGAACGGAACGGAACCCGGCGGAAGGCAAGCAGCGGCCTCTCACTCCGCCAGTTTCTGCTGTAGGCCGTTGATTACGCGGCCTTTTTTCCCGGATCGCCGCCCGTACCCGCCAGCGTACCCCCACGGGGCCACGACTTCGCGGCCTCGGCGATCCACGCCCGGATCTCCGACTCCAGCCACCGCACCGCGCCCGTCTCGGGATCGCGCAGCGGCAGCGGGAACGTGCCGGCCGCCATGCGAGCGTAGATCGCCGACCGCTTGAAGCCGACCAGGCGCTCGACCTCGGCGCGTGGCAGAAGGCGCTCAGCCATTCCCGTCCTCCCTCTCATGTCCGGGGTCCGGTGGGGTGGGGGAGTCTGCGATGTAGGAGAGTGACCACGTTGGATGGAACGGCATAGTGTGCTTTGTCCCATCCAGTTGGATATTGAGACGCCTACCTCGGGCGGACTTGATCGTTCCGTACTCAACGCGACCGCTGCCGGTGTACAGGACGCGCCCGCCTCGCTTGGCCGGCACGCCATAGGTTTTGCGGATCCACGCCATGCTCACTTCCCCACCTCCTGCCCAGCCTCGGGCACGACGCGGACGCGCTGGATCGTGACCTTCCATGTGTGTGTGTCGCCCACGATCCAGTCGACCACTTCGCCGGCCGAGTGCCAGCCAGCCACCACGCCGATCCACAGCAGGCCCATCACCGCACCGGCCACGTAGAGCGATACCAGCACGGGCAGCAGCGCGAGCCCGACGATTCCTCGCAGGATCACTCCGCCACCCCCTCCCCGCGCGCCTGGTCGATGGCGGCGTCCAGATCGTCGCCGTCGATTTCTTCCGAGTACGTGTAGGCCACTGCGCTCATTCCGTAGTCCATCGCGCCCAGCCCCCTCACGACCGCAACGTCGTCGTTGGCTCCCCTGTTGGCCCCCTTGCGCAGCCACCGATACCGCGCCGCATCCTCCCGCGCCGCTTCGAGCGCGTCGGCGGCTTCGCGGAGCAGCGCACGGAAGTCGTCGGGGCGCATGTCCACGAACACGCACTTGTGCGTCGGGTCGTCCGGCATCCGGCCGCAATCGTCGGTCACTTCCCACTTCGCGGACCGCAGCCTCTCGATCAAGTCATCCACGGTCAGCCTCCTTCCCCAGCGCGGCATCGGCGATCTGGTAGATGTCGCCCAGCAGGGCGGTGAGTTCGAACGGATTGGGGTGCATCGCCAAATTCATCGAGGTTCGGCTCCGAATCTCTTCCAGTGCCTTCGCCAGCTGGTCGGCTCGCTTCTTCCAGTCCAGCGCCTGCGCCGCTTTCTCTACGGCGTACTGGTCGCGCCGTTTGGCGTGCATATGCAGCTCTCCCACTTCCGCTCGCAGCTGCTTGTTCTCAGCTTCTGCGCGCTCCGCCCGCTCTTCTGCCTCCATTAGAGCCTCGGTCAGTTGTGCATTGCCCCACGCATCCTGACGCTTGACCGCCTGCACAGCGTCGTACATCTCACGCAGGCCCTTGGACCCAGCCTGTAGTCCTCTTTGGTAGGCGTCCTGGTGCATCTTGCGCAGCCGCTCGATCTCCCTCACCGCGCACTCGTAGTGCTTCGCCCCCCAGCCCCAGCAGTCGGGGGCGTGCGTGCTTTGGCGGTCAGTCATTGCTCGCCTCCCGTGCGCGGAGCATGGCGTCGGCCATCATGTAGGCGACGTGCGCAACAATGTCTTGCCCGCTCATTTGCGCATGCCCTTGCAATTGGCTGGCCCAGTGCGACACCGTGCTTGGCCATCCTTCGCTGACGGGTTCGGCTATGAGCGCCACCATTGCCTTGGCCGCGAAGTAGTCGCGTACACTCAGACCGAATCCAGTCATCTCCGGCTGCCCGTTGCCGTTCAATTCCCACACCGGAAACGCAGGGCCTCCGTCGTTGATGTGCTTGTCGTTCATCACTCGCTCTCCTGTTCGCGCAGCAGGTCGTCAACTTCATGCGCAAGCATGTGCGGCTGGTGGCCAATGGGGACTTCGTTCCTGTACCGCCGCAACGCCTCCGCCAGCCGCTCGGCGCGCAGATGCTCAGCATGCCAATCGGCCACTCGATCTGATGCTTGCTGCTCCCAGCTATCCCGGTCAGTGCGCAACCGCTCCACCTCCGCCCGCAGCGCCTCGATCTCGGCGGACTGTGCGGCCGCAGCATGGGCGTAGCGGTCAAGGCGGTCGGCGAGGGCCTCGCGGTTGATAGGCTCATGCACCCCGTCGATCCCGTTCCGGATGATGGCCGCGTCTACGCGAAGCTCATGCTCCACGCTGCACGGCAGCAGTTCAACGTCAGCCACGGGAAACCTCCGTCTCGCGCAGATATGCGTCAATGGCGTCGATCAGGGCGCGGTCCTCGCGGATGCGGCGCTGGCGCTCGGCCATGCTCGGGCCGAACAGGAATCGAATCAGTCGGCGCATCACTCCGCACCTCCCTGCAGCTGGGCGGCGAGGGCTTCCACGAAGGACACAGCTCCGTCCATGATCGAACTCACGCTTCGCGCCTCATCCACCACGCCCCGCGCCTCAGGCTGCTGGGCGACGGCGGCGACCTTGCGCGCAAGCCCCCGGTAGTAGTCCCTATTCGCCCCTGGATGCTCGACGCCGGCAACGGTCCACGGCTCGCCAGTTGCTTCCTCGTGCAGCAGGGCGGCGATACGCTCCACCACCGCCTCATCCACGGCCGCGGGCTGCTGGGCGATGGCGGCTTCCAGCTCGCTGGCGCATGCCATAAGAGTTTCGCGGATATCGGAGCCAGCATCGCCCTTGAAAAACTCTGCGGCGTCGCGCCACTGGCCAATC